AGAAGTATCCCATAATAAATCTTCTTCAATTGTTAGAGATGTTCCCAAATCAATCAATAATCTATCGTTTACTGATTCTTTTAGGTACAAGTTAATAGATGATGTAGAATTGTTAGTATCCTTCGTTACAGCTATTGTTTTGTATTTGTTATCAAATAAACTTCTCTCAGCTGTTTCTAATGAATAAACATCACTACTAGCTGATACTGAGAATTTAATTTTACCAAATGAACCAGTAGTTTGTACTGCTTCTAATTCAAAATATTTTATTCCAGATGATATACCATGAACCAAATTTGTGTTTTCTGATTCATCTAATCTAACATTCATTTCTATTGTTTCAATAGAATCACCACCACCATTTAAGGTAGATTCTTTCCAAGGAAGTGTAATATTTTGTGAACCAGCAAATACCAATGCAGATGTTCTATCCTCAAAAGTAAATGGTTGAGTACCACCATCAGTTGGGTCAGTTGGTCCTCCAAACTCCATAATTGTAAGGAGTGATTGTGGAACACCATAACAAGCCATTACTGCTTTTAAAGAACGAGAAGTACCTTTGTGTTTTAATAAGTAAGGTAGGTTGTTTATAACCCTTCTCCAAATTTCTTCATTTGCTGATTTAAGTGATTGTTGGTATTTTTGTGTACCATCTTTATATTGTCCTAATGCATATTCCCATAAGTGTTGAGAATCATATGCTTTCTTACCTTCCCAACCTAACGATTCTAATAATGAATAAACTAAATCATTTGAGAATCCTAAATCAGATTTATGTTCTGGTTTTCTTAAATTGTTTAATCCATTGATATAAACCCATATAACATCAAAGTGATGTCCTAACATATCCATAAACAATAAGAAATCTTCGTTTTGATAATCTTCCTTAATAAACTCTGGAAGATTGTTATTTAGATAATCTACATTGTTTTTATCGAATAAAGAAGCATCGGTTACTGCTGAATTATACCAAGCTAATGATAGTGAATCAGTTGAACGTCTAATACTTCCACCTGTTTTTGGATAAGCAATATCAGATGTTGATGTATATAAGTAATATTCAAATCCATCAAATGTACCAATTAAGTTATTAATGTTATCTAATTGCTTTTGTGATTGAATTGCAGTTACAGCCGTTAAAGTTGTACCATCTAATTGTAAATTATCATCATTTTCAGCAATAATAACGTACCCATCTTGCCCAACACCTTCTGCTAACACATAACCTAATTCTATTTCAGTATTTGTTAACTCAGTATATTTGTCTTGATATGATTCTAATAATTCTACTTTATACCAAAAGTTTTTAATCCTTTCTTCAGCGGAACCAAAGTGTACAAAGTTATCGAAATCAAAATTAGAACCAGTTGCATATTGTATGTTTAACTTTTCAGTATCTATACCAACCTTAGTTACATACTTTCTGATTAAATCAGTATTAGTAGTAGAACCACTAGCTAATAAATCATCATACATTTGATAACCTATTCCACTATCAACTTCTAATGTAAAGTTAGGTCCTTGTAGTGGTGGGCAATAATCTGCACCATCACCTACTAAGTTTATAGTATCGATAATTGGCTTAGATTGAATCTTTGTAATCCAAACCTTTTGATTTGTTGTTACAGCTGCTGGTAATGGTTCATATAGTTTTAAAATTAAACTATCTTCACTACCTAACCAAGTTGTAATTACTTTGTTATCACCATCACCCAAATGTAATAAGTGGGTTAAATAATTTGATTCATCGAATTCACAATTTGAAAACTGAGATATGAACCCTTCTGCAAATCTATTAATTGCTAATTGTCTTGGTATATTTAAATCACCTTTATCAAATAAGATTGGTACTTCTTCAGTTAATCCCTCAACGACTTCTTTACCTTCTTCATTTATCGGAATTAATTTTAGTGGTATTTTTACTTTATCACCATCTTCAAATACTTCAACATTATATCTTTCAATTAAATCTTTTACGTTGAATGATTGTGTTCCCTTTACTGCTAATTGTACAAAATCAGTAGAATTACCTACAAATAATTTTACATAGTTTGCATGTATTGAATCCCATTTAATTATGAAATCAACATCATACCCCACAAAATCAGCACCTCTAACTACTTTGGGATATTCTATACTTCTAATATCAGGAGTTGTTACTGATACCTCATCAACAACATTAATTACTAAATCAATACCTCTATCCAAAATATCCACAGTTTCCGTATCTTGAGTTCCTTCATCTAATTTAGTTACAATATCTTTTTGTAATTCAACCTCATTTAAATTTTTAGGTCTATCTGATAAAGATACTTGGGGTAAATTAGATTTTAATCCTAATTCGTTTACTGATAATTTGGGGTTAGTTTGATTATTTATTGGGTTGGTAATATCCAATCCAAATGTTCCCATAATTCTACCAGCCCTACGAGCTTTTCTTCTTTCTCTAAGTTTACGGAAAATTCCACCTTTCTTTTGAGGTACATTTGTAGGAGGATTCTTTCTTCTTCTTCTCCCAAACGGACCTCTTCTGACTAGCGGATTGCTAGAAGTATTGCTAGAATTTTTACGGGAACCTTTCCCATATCTATTCTTTCTCCTTCTTCCAAATATACCTCTTCTTCTTCTAGCCATATCTTAAAAGTAATTTAAATTTGTATTAGGTCTACGAGGTTGTTCACCACCATTTCCCGAACCAAATCCTCTATCAATTCCAAATTGTTCTTCAGAAATAAATTGTTCTTGTCCTCCACCAGAACCACCACCTCCACCACCTCTTGGTGGATTGTATGGATTATTTATAGGTTTTGGGTCAGATGGTGTTTCCTTTTCAATACCTACAAATTTTGGTGTAACTACTTTTGGTGTTATTGTAATAGGTTCCTCTTCTTCTCTAACTTGATTTTCATAATCATCAAATGAGAATGGGAATAGTTTTATATTATATTGTCCTATTTTATTAAATACTCTATGTGGTATTGTTATACCAATAATATCCGAATCATCCAATTCATCAAACTCTAAGATATCATCACCAACGATGATTGTTATAGCTTGTACATCTTCATTCTTTTGTATAAGTAATGGAACACCAGATTTTTCATTTATGTTATACTTTCTTGGGTCAGTTTTTACTAAAGATATTTGTGGGTCTAATTCATCATCAGGTACAGGAACTTTCTCTAAAGAAATAGATATTTCGTAATCAGAATTTAAAGTTATAGTTGTTTCTAATGTTTCACCCGAATTTGCCTCTAATACTTTTGGCTGATTACTATCATTAGTTATTACCATACCACTAATTCTATATAGAGTAGTATCAGCTGACCTTATTAAATATTTTGTACCTTTTACATCTTCATACTCAGATTCTCCCGTTGTTGGAAAAAATTCTGCTGAAGATTTTGAGTTTTTAACAACACTAACAGGTGCTCCTTCAACATCACCTATTAAGAATTTGATTTTATTTTTTTCAGTTCCTACACCAACTTCACCTATTGTTAGGTTAAATGATAAAGTACTTGATGTTGTATTTTTAATAGATACTGGAAGTTGTTCTTCACCATTTACAAATTTTCTAAGTACAATATCTTTAGTAGATATTCCCAATGGTGTATCACTAACTTTTATGTTTTTTATAAGTGGTAAATCATCATCTACCATTGTAACTATATAATACTCATCACACTTATATCCCGTCTTAGCTATTTTTATAAGTTTATCTTCAGTTGCTAATGATTCTCTTGATATCCTAACACTTTTATTTGTAGGAACAGGAACATTATTTACCGAAGTTGTAAATCCACTTTCGTTTGATGTTATTGTAAAAACAAAAGTATTAGTTGTAGTTGGGGTTGCTACACTTCCACCAGAGGATGAACCACCACCACCTCCGCCGCCTCCAGCATCAATGAAAACATCTTCACCACCAGGAATACCACCACCACCAAAATTTTCATTTTGATTTTGGTTATCATATCCCTCTTGCTCGTCAAATCCTTTTACTTTTACTGGCATTGTTATAGTGTTCTTGGTTTTTGTTTAGTATAATCTTCTAATGGTAATCTTGAAATATCTTTATTTCTAAATATATTTATAAATCTATCTTTCTTTACACTCTTAATTGGGTTTGGTAATTTGAAATCAGGAATAGGAAGTTCTATTGGAACTTCTTTTTTAATTGCTATATCTAATTTCTTTTTCTCTTCTTCAACTTTTGGTTTTTCTTTTGTTACAGTTACTTGAGGAACCTTAGCGTTAATTATAACATCCGATTCTCTACTTTGAATTACTGTACTTACTTTATCTATACTAGCATCAAACTCTCTATCAATTACAGTTTCGGTTTGAATAGCTCTCTTAGGTAGATACAATTCAACCAACTCTACAATGATTCTCTGAGATACTTTGTAAACATCTTCTTTTGAGAATTGTAATGATGGCTTAGTCTTTTTTGGTTTACCATAGTTTACATTTGTAATCGATGATTCTCTATTTGAAAATTCATTATAAACTGCTTTTCTAAAATCGTTATATATTTTAGTTACCAATGTTTCAAATCCACCTATACCAAATTCCGATACAAAATTGTTGTACCATTTTTCAGTATATGTTTTTTTGATAAAGAAACTAACCTCTTCAGGTTTTACCATTTCTACAAAATTAGCAACATATGGAATAACATCATCTCTAAAGTTACCACCCTTTTGTAATACGTTATATCTAGCTAATAAATCAGTTTTTTTAGATACTTCATTTTTAATTGGTAATAATCTTACTTCAGTTCTTGATGGTGATATTTCTTGAATCCATAATTTCTCATTTGGATTATCATACCCAACTCTTTTGTTAAGAAGTGTAATTTCAGTTTTAAAAATACCATTGTTATACCCAGCTTCTCTAATCAATCTTTCCGCATCAATAAAATATTCATTTGGAAATTGAAACGCTTGAAGTTTAGTACCATCTGCTATTAAAAAATAATCTTTTATATTTTGTGAATTTAATGGTACATATCTAACTAACTTACCATCATCACCTTGAGGTAATTGATTATCATTGGCATCATAAACAATAAACTCAATCATATCTGAATCGGAAAATCCAAAGAATGATTGTAGGGTTCCTTCTTCGAAAATCTCTCTATCTTTAGTAGAAATTCGATACCCTTTATTATCTATTATTTCTTTAAATGTTTTAATTGCCATTATTAACCTCTATTTTTTCTTAAATTAGTTGTAAGTTTTACTTCATCAGTCGAACCATCAGCAAATGTAACTTTAACAATCAATGCCAATCCTTTATAGTTTGTAGCTTTTCCTCTCCAACCAATTGTTCTTCTTCTTGGTTTTAATCCTTTTTTCTTAGATGTACCAATTACTTTATTATCAAATTCAGTTTCATATGTTGCTGAACTTTCCGTATCTATTGATGTTGGTCCTGATTTAACTTTAAACCATTTTGGTTCTCCATCAAATTCAAATGCAACATTAGTTATTTTGTTATCAGTAGTAATATTACTTACTTCTAATGTAACAGTCATATCACGACTACCAGCATCTTTAGCACTACACTTAGCATATAAATCTTCAGTTTGTTGAGATGCATCCCCATTACCATTATTTACCTTAACAGTAAATCCATTGTTAGCACCACTCTTAGCACCTTCACCAGTTTTAGCAGATAATCCAAATAATTGTTCTCTTAATGATTCATTCTCTTGCAACAATGCTTCAACTCTAGCAGTTAATGATACTCTTTGAATTGCTTCATTAATTGAGTTCTGAATTGCGTTTTGTAAATCAATTGTTGTTTCACCGATTTGTACATTTGCTATATCAGATTGTTCTCTAGCTATATCAGCTTTTAACTTTTCATTATCAACTTCAATTCTTAGTACTTCTACTATACTTTCCAATTCAGCTATGATACTATTTAAATCATTGATTGTAAGATTAGCTTGTTCTAATTGTTTTGTTAAATCATCAATTCTAGCTAATGCCTCATTATATGTTGAACGAAGAACTGTATCAGGTAAATCAGGTGCTAAATTTGGTAAGAGTTCAAATATATCAGTATCAATTGATTTCTTTAACTCCTTTGTGTTATATTTAGGTCTTATTAATTTACCACTAATAATACCATCAGATAAATCGGATTCTTGAAAAAGACGTATCCCGTTTTGGTTAGGTGCTTGTATAGCATCTGAACCACTAACAAAGATTTTTGCAACTTGTGCTTCGTTTTTTAATCCGCTGTTTTTCATTCGTTTTATGAAATTAAACTAAATGTGTAATCATTATCAAAGAAATAATCAACTCCACCAATAGTAATTTTAAATTCTATATTGTACACTCTATCAACTTCCCAATTGGATAAATTCAAATTGAAATAGTTACCATCAGAATCACAACTTAATTTTGTATAATTACTAAATGGAACAACCACTTCACCAGAATGATAATCACATATTTGGTAATATGATGTTGTTGGTAAGAATTTACTTATACCATATTGTGCCGTAGATGAAAATGTTTTTGTTGGATATAAATCTCTACCAACTACTCTCAACTTAGGGGTTGTATTTACTTTGTATTCTTTTTTGAAATTCCTAATTCCAACTTTTATTTCTTCTGATGTTAATTCAGTTAATGAACCTGTTGAAAATGTTACATCATCCCAACCTATTCTAACTTTTGGCTGATGTATTGTATTTGTTTCTTTACTAAAGAATTTTAAAATACCATAATCATTTGAATCTTCTTCAATGGAGTTTTTGTGTTTAACTATCAATCCTTCGTTTTGGATTGAACCACTTAACCAACTTTGAAAAATTGTAGTAATATCTGCTTTGATATCTTCTGTTTTATAAACAAAGTTTTGGGAACCACTAAGGTTAGAATACCAAACTCCACCCTTACCAGCAAATGAACCAGTTGAATTTGTAGCAAATACTGGAATTCCACCTACAATGTTGTTTACCCATCTAAGTGATGAATCACCTTCTCTATAATTCCAAGTTACACCAGCGGTTTCTATTTCATCAAATCGAGTACCTTTACCCATTTCCCAACTTTGAGATATTGGATGAATATCAATATTGAACTCTAAAGGTATTTCTTCAGATTCAGTTTCTTTCATTATAAGTTTTGCTTCTTCAAAACCTACACTACCAGCTGATAGTGATGATGAGAAGTTCGTTACATCGAATTTAAGAAGTGCTCTGGATACATCTTTGATATTACCATAGTAAACCTTACTAACCTCTAATACCTCATCTAAACCAGCGTTTTGGTCGGGTTGTTGTAAGTACACCGATGCATCTTTTGATGCTGTTAAAAAATAGTATGCCATTATCTTGCCCTCCCTTTTATATCCGAATCTGGAAATTTAATTTCGAAAACCGATGGGTCTAAAGATGGATATAAAATCTTATCTTTAATCGCCGCTTCTATATTGTATGAGTTGTTTGCATATTGCCCACCACACTTATTTATAATTTTTAATTTTGGTACTGAACTAACTCCATCAACATTTGCTATAATTAATTCCAATTCAGAAATATTAATAGTATTATTAAATGTAAAGTTATCAACATTAAAATATTCTTTTAATTCAGATATACAATCGGATAATACTTCACTCTTATTGTAATTTTTTAGAGTAATTATTTCAAACTCAAGTCCGATATTAATAATAAACCCATCATTGATGTTTATACCATCAGTTAGAATTTTGTATTCTGAAAGATATGTTTTTAAATTTTCTTTTATTGCTCTATTAAGGAGTGATAATTTTTTATCAGAATCATATCCTAATAAATAAAGATTAATAGCAAACGGATTATTCTTTTCATTCTCATTAGAAGTTTTTCCTAATAAGAATTTTTGAAGTTCATCTTTAATTGCTTTTCTATCTGGTTCCTCCTCTTCGGGTTTGTTTACAAATGATTCTACCAAATCAGTAAACTCATTAAGAACGTTAGGTGAAGCTAAAATAGAAGATGGTGAATTGTTATCCAATGTACCATCTGCCGTAGCGTATGCTTTTGCAATCGAACCAAACTTAGTTGGCATCGATAATGCTCTTACTTGATAATCCTTAGCAGTTACTGCTCTATTTTGTGAACCAAAGTTAGCCAAAGCATTTTGTCTAATCTCTTCCATCGTATCACCACCCTTACCACCAGTTGCAGGAACTTCATTATCTACTGCTATTGAAGATTTAGCTGCATTGTATAAACCTAATTGAGTTGATGTAAATTTTGTTAAATCTTCTTCATATTCAGCTCCATTGATTTGAGTAATCGTACCTTTTTTTACATTTGATTCTACACCACCACCAACTAAATACTTTACAGTCATAGTTGTATTAGATGGAGATGTTCCATATGTTTTAGTTTTCAAAAAGTTTGTTGGGTCAAATGATTCTTCTAATTTAGAAATAGAATTAGGTAATCCTAATCCAACATTTTTAAATGAAGGAATAATTGTTTCTTCACTAACTGTTGGGTCTCCTGCTCCAAACTGAATAGTTGTTGTACTATTTGGATTTACTTGTTTAACAAATCTACGAGATGTTTTAAGTGTATTTAAAATATATGGAGTTGTTGATTTAAATTGAAATAAATCAGGATCATTATTTTCAGTATTTGGATAATCAACAAATACTAACTCTTGAGCTAAGTAGGGTACTTCATAGAATTTATTTCCGTTTGAATCCCTTACATCATAGATATCAATAACATTCGTATCTCCTAAATCTATACTTTGAAATTCTTCATATGCCCCAAATGTTACTTCTTCAGTCTTTACCTCTGCTGAAATAGCTTGTACTAATTTTTTTATTAAATAAAATGTTACTTCACCACTTACACCATCTCTTTGATATATAGAAATTTCTCTATCCAATTCATCATTAAAATCTACTACATCTTGTGTAACAAATTGTACACCATTAGAGGATTCAACTCTCATTCCCTCTTTTATTCTTAAAAGATATGTTTCATCATAAGTATTATCTGCACCACTTCCTATTGAAGGAACTAATTGATAAACTGAAAGAGTTGTTACCGCAGGTGAGGTTACCTTCGGTTTATACCCTAAATATTGTGAAAGTGCTATCACATTCTCAATATCATCAGCATGAGTCATTAATGATTCCTTTAAGGTATCATCTACATAATATGAAAGTGAATCACCTACATACGATGCCATTTCTATGAACATCATACCCGGTGATGATTCATTAAAATCTGAATATGTTTGTGGGAAATAAGTTTTAGCAAACTCAATTAGATTTCCTCTAAATTGAGAAAAATCTTTATTAAGGTACTTTATATCTTTACCCTTATTTTTAAAGTTCTTTGATGTTTTTGTTATTGCCATATCTTATTATCCCTGTACTGTAAATGTTAGAGTTTCTAAATTAATATCCTCTCCTATTCTGAATTTAATTGAAACATTTAATTTATTGTTATCTCTCAATTCATCAGTTGATTCAATATCAATCTCGTCTGCCGTAACATAAGGTAACCATTGTTCTAAACTTTCGTTTATAGTATCTTCTATTCTACCTTCTAAATCATCTACGTTTTGTTCAAACAATAATGATTGTAACCCACTACCAAATTCGGGTTGTATAATACGTTCCCCCTTTTTAGTAAGTAGAAGATTTTTAATATTTGATTTAACTTGGTCTTTGGTTAGAAATGCTTGCTCGAATGTATTCTCACCAAATGTTAATGGTAAGGTAACACCAATTGCATAATTTGCAAACTCTTTGGTATCCTTTACAATCTTTCTTCCTAACTCAACTGCCATAATTTATATTACATTCCCGGTCTCCAAGGACCTTTCTTCTTTTCTACTGCTTGTAATAATTGTCTATAATCTTTATTTAACAATTTATCCATTCCAGCATTTCCAGTTTGAACTGGTTGATTGTAACCCATATTTTGTTGGATACTTTGTGCACCCAATGTATGTGTATCACTAGTGTTAAAGTTCATAGTTCTATAATCTTCACCACCAGTTGCTTGTCTTTGTTGTGAGTTAAAAGGTTGTGTTTGTGCCAATACCTCATTTATTGCTGGATTCTTACTAAATGTTTTTTGTGGTTGAACTGGTTCCTCCACTACATTTTTATCCATAAATGTTGGTTCTTTTGGTGTAACAGCTTCTTTAAGTTTTTTGTTTTCTTTCAATAACTTAGCCATTTCTTTCTTAACACCCTCTTTAACGAGTTTAGGAAGAATCACTTTGATTTCCTCCTTAACTATAATTTGTATTGCTTTTACTAATTTGTCAGTGTCCATTGTATAAAATGTTTTCCTTTCTATATAAATATTTGTTTTATTGTTTTTTGATTTTTATTCACACTTTGTTCCACCCATTTCTAATTGTGATATGAAATCAGGTAAAATATTTTCTAATTCATCATCCAATACATCCTCTGGTATTGTTGTATCAATAACGTTTTGTAATGATGTATCACCACTTAATATATCAGTTTGTTCTAATTCCTCTTCTTCATATTCTTGAGTAGGTCCTAACTGAGATATAGGTTCATCATCTGGTTGTTGAATTATAGCTGGTTCACTACCATCTGCAGATGGGAAGTTTATATTTGGAATAGGAATAGCTGGTGGAATTAGATATGCTGTCCAAGCTATTACCGCTGGTGCTGGTATTGGTGATGGCGCCGATGGATATAACGATGTTGTTTGTATAAATCCACCTATTGAAAATAAATGTACAATAGCTGCAAGTACAAACATATTAACCATTATTTCCTGCCGTTGAGCTGGTCTAATTGGTGGATACATCGGCCAAGTACCAACATTACTAACTATATTTGAATTAACTGCTATATTTTGAATTGTACCTGGCGCTGGAATAAGTGGAATTGGGAATGGATTCATTTGAGCACCAGCCCAATATGCTTTTACACCATTTCCAAATTCATTTACCAAAGAAAAGTTTTGACCAGGCGGAGTTGCTAATCCTTTTAATAATGCTACTCTAAAAAGAGTTTCCATTATTTGTTTATTACCTCTATTGATTGATTCTTGATTTAGTAAATCTCTACCACGCTTTGCAGCCGCATCATATTCATCAGCCCAAATCTTTGCAACTTTATTTACATCTAAAGTGTTATAGTTTGGATTTGTTTTTCTTAGTATGTTTCTTTTGAATAATCCCCAAGACATTTTATGTAAGTTTATTAGTAACGTTACCAACTGCATTAGTAGCTCCGCTTACTACTCCACCAACTGCATTAGTAGCTCCACTAACCACCCCACCAACTGTATCGGTTACACCACTTACTACACCACCAACTGCACCAGCTACGTCTGGTACTTCTGGTATTGGAGGTAATGATACCGATGGTATTTCTGGAATAGGTGGAATTTTTGGTAATCCTTTCTTTCTTTTTGGATTTTCTTCTAATTTCTTTTTTCTAAATTTTGGAAGAGGTGGTAATTTAGGTAATCTGATTTTAGGTAGCTTTGGTGGTTCAGGTATCTCTACTTTAGGTATCTCAGGTAGTTCGGGCAATTCAGTAGGTATTGAATTTGCTATATCTCCAACTTGCCCAGTTATATTAGATACGTTACCAACCGCACTACCAACGGCACCAGCTACTCCACTTACGGCACCAGTAGCTGTATCAGTAATACCACCAGCGGTATCTTTTACTGAACCCAATCTTCCTTTTAAATCATCGTTTATTGCCATATTATTTTAATTGAACATTATTACTTAACAATGTATTTAGTTTACTTTTTAATGTTGTAAATTGTGCTACATTAGTTGGACCAGGTGAAGATGGACCAGCTGGTGTTAAGTATATTTGTTGTGCTATTAAGTCTATCATCTCACCCAATAATTTAACTAATGTTTCACCTTTAGCTGCTGCTTCTAATGTACCATCGGTTCCCAATGCTATTGTACCATTACCAATATCAATATTAAAATCTCTATTTTTAGTATCAACAAATATGTGGTCATTGACTGTTAAATTCATTCCTCTATTACTATCTAATGAAAATTGACCATCGGTTATCATACCAATATCACCTTTACTAGCTAATATCATTTGAGATGATTTTGCTGAAAGTATAATCCTATCAGAATTTAACAATATCTGATTACCTCTTAATTCATTTGGATAATCA